TTCCGGCGATTGCCAGAAACCGCGCCAGAGTGCCCGTAGCTGCAAATTGAGGTCTGTTACCGGCTCGCTTTTGCGCGTGACCATCGGCTCAATCCCCGCGCCGCAACCCACGATATTGGTTACGAGGTCATCCAATACGCCAATTGCCAAATCGTGGTTTTCATCAAGCCAGCGCGCGTACTCACGCGGATTGCCGCGCGCCCGCTCCATTACGGCATCCGCGCTCGCGCCATTGCCGCGCCGTGGACGTTGCGAAGAGGGTTGTACGGCTTCGTAATAGCGGGATGCCCGCGTCAATTGCGCTTGCGCGTAAATGCGCTTAGCAGCCCATGCCGGGAAGACCGGAGACAGCAGGCGGGTAATAGCGTCCATCACCACTCACTCCCGCCAGAGACTCTATTCCAGGTTGCAACGGAATAAGGGGAGCCGGTGGACGTGCCTTGCGCGATGGCAATCGCGGTTTGCAGGCCGCGGATGTGCGTTTTTAGGTCGGCAACGCCGGAAGCGGAAAACGCGAACGCAACCCGTTTATCCCCAATGGAGACATTGACGGTGCGCTTCAGAGTGACTAGCTCATGTAAAGCGGTTTGCGCTTCGGCGAGCCAGGATTGAAGGGTCGCGGTTGCAACGCCAGCGTATATAGACATACCAGCGTTGCAGCATAAAAAACAGAAAAGTCAAGCAATAAAATCCGCAGAAGATCCCCCGCAAGACAGCCTGGCGGCCTGACATCAAGGGCGCTCCACCCGAGGCACGCGGAGCGCCCGCCCGCAAAAGGGCAGTGCAAATAGGGACCGACCGGCGGATCGAACAGCCACCAGCTCCGCTTGCAGTCCGGGCACCGGCAAAACCAGCCGCAATAGCCGGGTGTCACCGCGAAGGCGACGGTGGCGGTGGCGAAGGTCATGCGGATTGCCCGTGATCGAACAATAAAATTTGTTTGTTTTTATAAGGCAACGGCAAAGAGGTTTCGGAACCAAATCTGCGATGCATCTGCTCACACAAGCGGATTCTGAATTCCGCAAATGGAACAGCGACATTTACCGTTGTGTATCCTTTATTTTTTGCCGCTTTTGGATACCAAAATGGGTTTGCTTTCCACTTTGGAAAATTGTGGATGCACGTTTGTCGCGTCAATTCAAACGGAAGAAGATAGCATTTCCCTGATGACTGGATAGCATACGCCACAAAATCGCACCGCTTATCGGGGTCTAGCGCCCACCCTATTTTTTTTCCTGAAATTACTTTTTTTTGGGCAAAGTCAAATTCACAGACGCTCCATTCTTCCAGCAAAATATCTGCAAAATCCATTTTTCGTTTTTTTTCATCAATTGAGAAACGCTTCCCATTACGCAACAAAATCTCTCTGTCTATTCCCCATTGTTGGAATTTAGAATTTTTATCAATTCGTATCGCGGCAATCATGTCAGGCCAAAGCCTGCGGTAAAACTCAACCCAAGAGGATTCGTCGGAAAGGTTTGCAGAATATTCAAGCTGATCCTGAAAGTTGTGAATAACCGCGTTCAGCATGACTGGTTCCCCCAGGCCGCCCAGCCATTGCGCGGCGACCGGCAAAATAACTCAATGCGCGGAAGCGTTGGATACATGGATTCAATCAATTCAGCGAATTTGGCGGGCTTAGCGCTGTGTTCTTCGCGCGGCTCAGAAATCACCGATGCAGCCCGGTCCCCCGGCGCTGGAGTTGGGATTGACCCGCGTGTAGCCACCAATAACAATTCGTGGCGCTGGCGGAAGTAATACCCCATGCCCATTTTTTGCTTGTCCCATATCGCGCAAGTGCGATAGGTGAAGCCCCACGATTCGATCACCCGCATCGATTCGGCGAGCTTTGGGCTGGTCGCCCATAAAAACAGAATCGCGTCAGGAGTTGCCAAATCCGAAACAGGCAACGCGCAAATTTCATCCAGCGCCATTGTCGGGTACTGGTTTTCAATCGCCCGACTGTCGCTTTCGGCGTGCTCGTAACGCCAAGGCGGATCGGCGTACAGCACCGGATAACGAACATCTGTTTTCAATTCGGCATTGCCTTGGCTGATTTCGGCAATCTTTTCCAGCCGCTCTTCCCGTCGAGCCTCGGTTTTGGCTTGGCGAATTTCTTTTGCTGCTTCCATGACCGTGATTTCACCGGCTTTCACTCGTTCGGTGACGGCAGCAACAACCGGGTCTTTCGGCTTTGGCGGTTCTGGTGGTGGCGCAATCGCCTTGGCGAATTCCACGACCGCCGCTTTTGGCTCGATGGCGATCACCTTGTGCGGGTCGATGCCGGCGTGCTTTAACGTATCGATAGCGGCGGCGTATTGGCCGTCTCTCTTTATCGTCGGCGCGGATACTTTGAATTCGGAAGCGAGTCGGTCGGCGGTGGATTCTGGTAAGCAAGGATCATTTTGATCTTTGCTTGATCCGCCGATTGCGCCCGCGTCTGCTTTCGTCAGCTTCTCCCCGTTGTACCGTTTGCCGCGCAGGTAGCTGGCCTGGTCGGGGTGAAGGTTGCGGCGGCCAAGCTGGTTATTGATGATCCAGTTCAACGCCTCCTGGCGGTCAAAGCAGTCGATTGGGGTAATATCAAAATCAATGCCGTGCTTTTGGCAAATTTCGTAACGGTTATGTCCGTCTAGCAGGATGCATTCGTGCTCTAACGGATGCCACACTACAAGCGCATCTCGGCACCCTTCCGCAAGAATATTTGCCTCAAGCTGCTGATATTCTTCTTTCGATAACGGCGGAATCAGCGCCTTAAATTCGGATTCTATTTGGATTACACTATTGCCACTCATTGACTACCTCTTTCCATCGGTCAGTGACTAGCCCGCTGTCACGGGCGGACCCCCGGCGCAAGCCGGGTTTTATTTTTTGGGACCCTTTTCAACGCCGCCAGCGCCTTTTCCCGCTCGCCCCAGCAGACTACCTCCACTCCCCCGATACCGCCAGCAACTCTTATTCGCCCCGCGCTTGCCCGCCGCTTCTTTGCTCATAATCCCGGTAGCCAGCGCCCTCGCAATGCCCGTAGCGGTTTCGCCGAATCGTTCGATGCGCGCGTATAACGTGCCGCACGCCAACCCGCGCGATTGAGCCAGCGCGCCAAGCCGCCAAATCTGCCCCTCAAACTCTATAAATCGCTGTTTTGGCATGGCCTGACAGCTTCCAAGATGATGGTCCTGCACGACTCCGAGTAATCCACAACAGGGCTATCCGGTCCGTACTGTCCGTGCCGGGCGACGACATTCCAGCCAGTTTCGGACAGCAACTGCTCGAATTGCGCGAGCGTGTAATGTCGATGGTGGAATGGCGCGGTTTCCGGCGAGTAGGGAATGACAGATTCATTCGGCACGCTGGCATATAACCGCTTGGCGGGGATGCTTTGCAACATTGGCTTTGGATTGCTGAGATGCTCGATCAACTCGAAACAGACTGCCGACCAAATCATCTGATTTCTGCAATTATCAATAAACGGGGTCAACGGGAACGTTTTATTGTCAAGATCAAATTCAAAAAAATCGACATTATCACGATAATAATATTGTTTGCCATACTCGATACTTTCCTTGCTGCGCTCAAATGCAATAACGTGATAGGCCCCGCTATCCGCCAGGATGGCTGATCCATAGCCGATACCCGAGCCAATGTCCAATACCGTAGCGCCCTTGCCGATCCTCGCTGCGGCCCACTCGTAACGCGCTTTGTGGTCCGGCTGGATACCGCACAAATCGGCTGAGACCTGCCGTTCGCCGCTCAATAGCACCGTAGATTCAGCCACGGATTCCAATCCGACCATTGCCCGGAACCGCGCGCGATTAGCTGGGATTTTGCGCGGATCGTCGCGGTAGCCATAGATCCAGTCGCGTTGATTGATGTTGAGAAATCCGCTTTGTTCGGGAGCGAAACAAACCAGTCCGACTCGCTCCATGACGCCGGTCCAATAGGCCACGCATGGATGACCATCCTCGACAACGCCGCTGGAATGGTTGCCATAATCAGCACCGAATACGCGCAACTCTTTGACGCCAATAAACCCGGCATAGACGATCACGTAAGCAACGGAGTTGTGAAACCAATTGCCGTGCATCGGATTGACGGCGGTACGTAACCAGTGCCAA